TGGCGACGAGTACACGGTGAAGGAATGGAAGAAGGTCACCGGGTTTGACGAGGCCAAGCTGAACGAATTCATCGCGGCGGGCCAGATGACCACCAAGCCCGGCACGGTGCCATTAGGCCCTTCCGCCGCTGGCGTGACGAAGACCCCCGGCGGGCTGGCCGACGATGCCGAAATCAGCGTGTGGGGGATGACGTACTCGGGGAAGGGGTACAAGGAGTATCTGAAGAAAGCGCTGTATAAGCCGACGCCGCAGGACATAGACGATTACATCGACACGGGCATCGGGGACGGCAGCATAAAGATCGTCAAGGTGGGCTCTTCCGGTGCCCCGCAGAGCGTGCCCAACGTGCCCATCGTGCCCAAGGTCGTGACCAATCTTTCGGACATCCCGGAAGCCGATTACGCCAAGTGGGAGGTGATGACGGTCACGGCGACCAACCCCTACCCGGACGGCACGAACAACTACAAGAAATTCTACAACATCGATGCGACCAAGGGCGGCACCAAGAGCAAGACCCTTGAGAAATATTTTCAATCAACGACGCTGACCAACGCTGAGCAGAAAGCCGCTCTTCAGCAGATGGTTGACGATGGGCACGTCAAGTTCGTTTCGGCTGAGAACAAGGCGTACCTTGAGGCGCAGAAGGTCAAATACGCGGCGGAGGCGGCGGCCAAGAAGACGGCTGAGGCAGCGGCGGCGGCACAGGCGACTTCCAACCAGTACAAGATGCACTTCCAGCAGGTCAAAACCAGCAGCAAGGCTGAATGGTACAACGACCCGAAGTGGGGGAAGGTGACCGGCAACCTAGACCCCGACACCATCAAGATGGCCAACATGAACGTGACCAAGGATGCCGTGGGCCTGAAGTACAAGCCGCCGAGCATTCCTGCCGTGCAGTTCTACACGAACGGCGGCTACCGGGCGATGAACCGCACCTTGCGCAAGCAGGGCTATGATGCCCTGAACGCCGAGCAGAAAAAGCACACCGCGTCGCTGGACAAGCTGACCACCGAAGATACGGTCAAGGAAGATGTCATCATGTGGCGTGGCGTCAGTTCCGACGAGGCGTCGCTGTCGAACATGAACAACATGCCCCCGCCGCTGGAAGACCTTGACGGCGGCTATGCCAGCATGAGCTTTAACCCGCGTGTCAGCATGAACTTCGCGGGCAGATCGACCACGCATGGCATCACCGCGAAGCGCAAGACGCTGTTCAAGGTGCGGGTGCCGAAGGGCACCAAGGCATCGTTCGTGGGCCGGTTCAGCAAGGAAGCGGACGGCATGGGCGACGAGGCCGAAGTGATCACCGCGCGCGGCACGCGCTTCAAGTATATTTCCACGACGCGCGACGTGCATTTGTTCGGGCAGAACGTCGATATCATCGAAGTGGAAATCGTCACCAACAGCGGCGGCGGTATCATTTCCTGAAAAAGGATCGTACATTGAAGGCTCAACATGGCCAAGAAACCTGAACCGACACCGACACCAGAACCTGTAGCTCGCCCGTGGCCCGCCGATGGCTCCGCCCCAGATGCGCCCCCGCCTTACCCCGGCCAAGAGCGGTTCGGCGACTGGTCGCTTGACGAACTCGTTCCGCTCAACCCCGGCGAGGAAATGGTCAATGACGACCCGGTGGGCGACCCCTACAAGCTCGCCTATCAGGGCGAGGAGAACCCTCATTTGAAGAAGCAAAAAAAGCCCTAGCCAAAGCAAGGGCTTGAAGCGTATGTTTCGCACGCTTCCAAGCAGGTGCAGATCGAGGGGAATTTCTCATGGGCCGTCCCGGTATTCGCGACGACGATGAAGTGAAGGAACCCGACCCGAAGCGGCCTGTGGAAGATGACGACGAGCCTGTGGAAGGCGACGACGCGCCCGTAGAGGGTGACGACGAGCCCGTAGATGGCGACGACGAGCCTGTGGAAGGCGACGACGAGCCCACGACGACTTAGGGAGAATTGATAGCGTGGCACTGCGTGCGGTCATTGATAAAGCCGAAGATATTCCTGCGGCTTTTGCCAGCGAGTATGTTGAGAAAGACGGCAAGTTCTACCTTGATCTGGACAACACCCTCACCTCACATACCGCCCTGCATTCACTGACCACGGCCTTGGCTACGCTCAAGCGGGAAAAGAAGACCCTTCAGGACAGGGTCACCAATCTGGAAGCCAAGACCGCAGGCTTGCCTGACGATTTCGACCCGGCGCGCTACGCGGACATCACCGCCGAGCTTGAGACGCTGAAGAACGACCCCAATCGCGACAAGGACACCGAGCAGAAGCTTCAGAAGGAACGCGAGCGCTATGAGCAGCGCCTGCGCGACGCTGAGGCGAAGCGCGTGGCCGACCTGCGGGCCAAGGAAGAGGAAATCAAGGAACGCGACGACCTCATCCACGCGACGCTTGTGGACGGCGGCCTGACCGAAGCGCTGGTCAAGAATGGTATCGCCAAGGAATTCATGGGCGCGACCCGTGCCCTGCTCCGCAGTTCCGTGAAGGTGCGCAAGGGCGACGATGGCAAGCGCCACGCCGTCGTTGACACCGACCTCGGTGAGGTAGACATAGATAAATTCGTGGAAAATTGGTCTAAGTCGGACGATGGTAAACCGTTCGTTACGCCAGCCAAAGGCTCAGGAAGCCATGGGTCTGGCAACGGTCGGGGTTCTGAAATAAATCCGTGGTCGAAGGAAGCCTTCAACATGACGGAACAGGGCCGCATCATCAAATCCGATAAGGACAAGGCCCGCCGCTTCATGAAAGCAGCGGGGCGCACGCAGTCGGAAATCGATAGAGTTCTTGCTGCGTAAGGGTTGCCTCGGCTAATGGCGGGCGACCAGACTACATAGGACATTTGTTCTCGGCTAATGGCAGAACAAAGTGTCCCCCCCAGCCGGACGGTCAATGACTTCGGTTGGTTCATGCTTCAAATCATGGCCAACCAAGGAGGACTGCACCTATGGCCGCTACAAAAATTGCTGATGTCATCGTCCCCGCGATCTTCAACCCCTACGTGGTTGAGCGGACGACGGCCCTGTCTGCGTTCTACGAAAGCGGAATTATCCAGACGGTCGGCGAGCTAAACGTTTTCGGCATGAAGGGCGGCACAACGCTCGCCATGCCGTTCTGGAAAGACCTGACCGGCGTCGAAGAGATTTTGTCCGATGTCGTGCCGCTGGGCGTCGATAAGATCACCTCGGCGCAGGACATCGCCGTGCTGCACGCTCGCGGCAAGGCGTGGGGCGTCAACGACCTCGCCGAAGCCCTTTCGGGCGACGACCCGATGCGGGAAATCGCCGGGCTGGTCGGCGCATACTGGTCACGGCGCTGGCAGGCGCTGATCTTGGCCATTCTGGAAGGCATCTTCAAAGCCGCCAGCATGTCGGGCAACATCCACGACATCTCCGCAGGTGCCGGCGCAGCCGCCGTCATCGGTGGCGACAGCGTGGTGGACGCCATCTACAAGCTGGGTGACGCAGCCGACCAGTTGACAGCCTTTGCCATGCACTCGGCGACGGTCGCCGTGCTGGTCAAGCAGGGCCTCATCGACTTCAAGGAAGATCGCGACGGCAACCCGACCCTGCCCTACTACATGGGCAAGCGGGTGATCGTGGACGACGGGATGCCCGTGGCGACCGGCGTTTACACCAGCTACCTGTTCGGTGCTGGCGCAATCGGCTACGCCGACGGCGGCGCACCGACCCCGACCGAAACTGATCGCGATAGCCTCGCTGGCGAGGATATCCTGATCAACCGTCGCCATTTCGTGATGCATCCGCGTGGTGTGGCATGGGTCGGCACGGCAACGGGCGTGGCACCCACGAACGCTGAAGTCGCGGTCGGCACGAACTGGAACCGCCGGTACGAGAACAAGAACATCCGTATCGTGCAGTTCAAGCACAAGCTGGCGTAAGTTTCGCTGCGGCCATCACTCTTCGTCGGTTGATCCGTAAGCGAGGGGGGAACCGGGCTCACTCCCAACCGGTTCCCCCACATTCACAACAGGGAAAGGAACCCAGCCATGGGCCTGTCAGCTTTCAGCCGTGCCCGCGTGTCGCAGCTTCCCGAGCTTGAGCTTGAGGCGAAGCGGTTCGATGCGTGGAACAAGATGCACCAGACCAGTTTCCGCATGGTGGACGATTTCCGCGAAGAGGCGGAAGAGGAAGTCGTCGCCATTCGCGAAGCCATGATCGAAGGCGTCAAGAAGGTCGGTGAGAAGGTCGTCGCCGGCCTCGCCGAGAACACCAAGGAAGGCGACCCGGTAGACCTGCCGCTGCGCCTTGACCACGTGCGCGACATGGTGGGCCGCCGGCACATCGAAGACCCGCAGGGCGAGCCCAAATCGACCCTTGATCGCCTGCACGAACGCATCCCGACCAAGGCCAACGCATCCGAAAAGCTGGTGATGAAAACCAGCGTGGATGGCGAAGGCCCGACCGCAGAGGAAGTCGAAGCGGCTGAGGAAGAGCAGGCCGCGTGGACGGATTACGAAGAGGTTGAAGAGGACGACGACGGCGACGCCGACGCCCCGAAGACCAAGAGCAAGACCAAGAAGCGCACGACCAAGCGGGCGAAGCCCCCGGCAGCGGGCACCAGATCGATGCCCGCCGAGAAGGTGGTGCCCAAGACCACGGCAGTAGCCCCGCCGAGCAACAAGCCGGCGGACAAGGAAACCAAGAAATAGGACGATGGCCCACTACGGCACCGAAGAGAACTTCGAAGCCTACTGCATTCGCATGGGGTACACCCCGAGCGCGGGTGCGGTAGACCCGGCGCTTGAGCGGGCCACGCTTTGGTTAGACAATACTTATGGGTCGCGCTATCCGGGCACCCCGACTGGCGGTCGCGCACAGGAACTCGGCTGGCCCCGCACAGGGGCCGTCGATTGTAAGGGCCAGACGATACCCGTCGATGAGGTGCCGGCGGAAATCGAACGGGCCACCTACGAAGGCACGCTGCGCGAACTGGCGGTGCCTAATTCGCTTTCGCCGGATGTCGTGGCCGGGCAGGTCAAGACCTCGGTCAGTGTCAGCGGTGCGGTGTCGGTCACCTACGCCACGGGCAAGGACGGCAACGTGGTGGCCGGTCAGGTGCCGACGCTCACCGTGGTGGACAACATGCTGGCGTGCCTGCTGGGCGGCGCTGCGGGCGGCGCGCAGGGCCGCAGCATAACCAAGTGGCTGAAACGCGCATGAGCGCCGCTTTCTACCAAGACATGGCCCAGATCGCCAATGACATCATCGGCGAGTTCCAGCAGGGCTTGCTCGCGCTGGAATGGAACACGGCGGTCGGCGGCGTCCCGTGGGACCCCGGCGATACCCCGCAGGTTCAGAGCGTCTACGTCAAGGGCGTGGTGCAGCCGATTGACCGCAAGCTGGTCGATGGCATGACCGTGCTGGCCACCGACAGGCTGGCCATCCTGCCCGCGCTTGACCTGCCGGCGGGCGTCATCCCGCACGTCTCGGACAAGCTCTACATCGACGGCGAGCCGACCATCATTCAGAAGGTGCTGCGGGTGCCCGAAGCGGGCGTCATCATCGTCTACAAGCTGGTGTTGAGGTCGTAGATGGCGATACCCACCAGCCTGCAAGAACTTATCGACCAGATGGAACCGCAGGTTAAGGCGGCGTTCCTTGATGCCATTGACGACATCACCGACGAGACGGTGGTCAAGTCGCTGGAAGACGCCATCGCGACCGGCAACATCGAACATGCGCTGTCGATGCTCAACCTTGACCCGGTGGTCTTTTCCGGGGTGGCCGACGCCGTGGGCGACGTGTTCAAGTATGCCGCCGTGCTGACCGCTGAGGCGGCGCGCATGGCGCGCGACCCGCTGACCGGCACCCGCATCGTCTTCCGCTTCAACGTGCGATCTCCCCCGGCTGAGGAATGGCTGCGGACGGAAAGCAGCAAGCTGGTTGTCAATCTCTCAACCACGGCGCGCAAGGCCGTGCGCGAAACCCTCTCAGTCGGCATCTCGCGCGGCCAAGGCCCGCGCACCACGGCGCTGGACATCGTGGGCCGCGTCAGCGCCCGCACGGGAAGGCGAGAAGGTGGCCTAGTAGGGTTGACGCCTTCGATGGCGAAATACGTCATGAACGCCAAGCTGGAGCTTCTCTCAGGCGACCCGGCGCTGCTTCAGAACTACCTCACGCGCGAGCGCCGCGATGCGCGCTTCGATGCCAAGGTGCTGCGGGCGCTCGCCAGCGGCACGGCGCTGAAGGCCGAAGACGTGGTGAAGATGGTCGGGCGCTATTCCGACAGCTTGCTGCAACTGCGCGGCGAGAACATCGCACGCACAGAGACGATCCTTTCCCTGCACGCTGGTCAAGCCGAGAGCATCCGGCAGATGATCGAAACCGGCAAGGTGCAGGAACGCGACGTGATGAAAATCTGGCGCACCAATCGCGACGGGCGCGAGCGGCGCAGCCATTACATCCTGCACGGTAAGAAGGTGGCCTACCAAGCCCCGTTCATCTCGCCCGAGACAGGGGCGAAGATGATGCACCCCGGCGACCGCACCATGGGTGCCCTCCCGGAGGATGTCATCAACTGCCGCTGCCACGCCGAATACAAGATCGATTACATCACGGCGGCGGTGCGCTACGCGAAGAGCAAGAAGGAGGTCATGCTATGACGACCACCTTCACGGCACAGGTCGAAGCGTGGACGGTGGCGACACCGGCTTTCATCGAAGCCATCGTCAAAGAGAGCGTGCAGGAAGTCGTGCGTCTGATGAAAATTCCCGTTTCGGCGGGCGGAAACATGCCTGTAGACACCTCTTTCCTGCAAAATTCGCTGGTCGGCGTCCATGGGGCCTCAGTGCCCCCGATGGACCCCACTGCCGACGGCAAGACCAGCCCCCCGCAGACTGGCAACGCAGCGGCAATTGAGGCGCTGATCGCCGGCTGGTCGATGGGTGCGCCCATCAGCTTCGGCTTCATCGCGATCTATGCCGCGCGCCAGAACTATGGCTTCACGGGCACCGACAGCTTGGGCCGCAGCTACAATCAGCCGGGCCGGCACTTCGTGGAACATGCGGTAGAGCAGTGGCCGCAGATCGTCGCGCAGAACCAGCAGCGGCTGGCCGCGAGGTTGGCCTGATGGTAGCGACGAGCATCGAAGGACGCATTCTGGAAGCCCTCATCGCGCATCTGAACGTCATGCCCGGTGGTCGCAAAATCGTGTGGTCGAACATCCAGTACCCGAAGCGGGGCGAGTACAAGGACGACGAATATATCCTCGTCGCGTACTCCCCCGGAACACCCGAAACGATTACCATCACCGCGACCGAGCAGAACCGGCACACCGGCATTTTCAGCCTTGCCGTCATGTGTCCGCTGGATGTCGGCGAGCTTTACCCGCAAGAGATGGGCGGGACGATAGCAGCGCATTTTCAGGCAAAGGTGCTGACCTCTGGCAGCACCCGCGTGCGCATCACAGCGCGACCTAGAGTGGCCGGGGGATACGTTGACGGTGACCGCTGGCGAACCCCGGTGACTGTGCCGTTCGAAACCATATCGGTATAGTGAAAGGAGCCCTCAGATGCCTCTATACCCGGTTGCTGGCTGCAAATTCTTCATCGGCACCAACCCCTTCGTTGAACTGGCGCAGGATGCTGTTGCCGCCGACTTCACGTCCCAGACGTGGATAGAAATGAAGTCGTGGACACAGATGGGCAGCTACGGCGACACCGCCCAGCTAATCACCACCGACCTGATCGGTGAAGGTCGCACGAAGAAACAGAAAGGGACGAAGAACGCCGGCACCATGGCCAACGTCTTCGCCTTGGCGAACACCGACGCCGGCCAGCTAAAGGCCATCACAGCGGCGGCCAGTATTTCGAATTACGCCTTCAAGGTCGAACTGAACGACAAGGCCGGCGCGCAGGTGAACAACAGCCTGCGGGAATTCTATGGGCTTGTGATGTCGGCCCAAGAAGCGGGGGGTGGG